TTGGTTTTTCAAGTTCATAAAAAATACTTGAATTATTTAGTATTTCTTCTTTTGTCATGATACTGAAGTTTGAGTTATTCCATTTCGTAAATTAGTTTCAAACAGTCGGTCAGTTGCATTAATAGTTGCTTCACGGCTTATACGTTCATCACTCACCATAATAATTTGTAGATGTAATTTTCTGGATATTTTGCTTATCATATCTAAGGCTCGTTTGTTTTCTACCTCTCCTTTCAAATGTTTAAAGGGCTCATCCAAAATCAACGTTGCTCTTGTTCTTGGACGTTGCATTGCCCAACTGGCTATTCTCAAAGCAAAAGCAGCTATATCAGCAGCTCCACCCCCTCCTCCATCTAAAGGATCCAACCGGTTGCCATTACGAGCAAAGAATAGATCACATTCTGTTTTATTTCTCCGTTGTATAAATTCAATCTCTAACGTATATGGTTTATCAAATACAGATTCCAACGCCAGGGAAGTTGTGTCTGAGATATGAAATTGTAGTTGCTGTTGAGTTTTCAACCCGACAATCCTTATAATCTCTCTTGCCTGTTCATGTCGGCGTAGAGAACTCTTCTGAGCAGTCAGTGAATTTTCTAGAACAATTAAAGAACGTTCTAATTGTTCTTTCTGCCCTCGTTGTCGCTCCAACGAAGTTCTTAAAGATTTAACTCTCGAAACTGTCATACTGCTCCTCCAGCTCTTTTGATTTTAATTCAATACGTTCATCTATAGCTTTTATGTCTGCTAAGATTTTCGTAATCTTTTTATTACTTTCTTCAGTAGATTTGCATTCCCACTCTTCACGAAGCTGTTTCATCAGTGCTGTTTTCTGACCTGTCAGTTCAGAGACTTTTGGTTTTGCCTCATCAATCTGATCTTTAAGATCTAACAATTTTTCTTTACTTATTGGTTTCATTATCTGTAGCTTTATCAATGATTTCCATAACTGAAGGTCTCACATCATTTGCTTTTTTGAAGTTTTCCAGGTTTTCCTCGAAAGTAAATTTAGATTCCCAATTATCATCTAATTTAGAAATGAAGGCATCCATACGTCCATCTCTTTGTTCTGCTTTCTCAAGATGTTCTCTGCTAATTACACCTTCTTTAATTGGGAGAAATATTTGTTCAATACTGTTGTCTTCAGCCCACCAAAGAAAGACTGAGGGCTTAAAATCTATTTGATCAGCATCCATACGCATTATTGAACCGGGATTGACCAATCGTCGTCCTTCAAATTCTTCAGTAAAAGTTTTATGGTTGTCACCTGTCAAAATAAGATCAAATTGTGGATACTTCCTTAACAAACCGGCTGACAGAGGATCTGTACAACCAGGCCAAGGAAGTTTACCTTGATAATTCATTTTGTGCCAAACCAAAATCGAGTGCTTTAAAGGGTGATCTTTTAAATCATTATCACTTGGATGCTGCCCCCAATGAACTCCTTGTAAAACCTTTAATTTCCCAGCAGATTCTAAAACATTTATGCCACATTTCTTAATTAACTGCAAATTATGGGCAGGGAGATCGTGTTGACCATAGATTACATAGAATTGTGCAGGTAAACGTTCTATAGTTTCTCTTAGGAGATATGGTGAAGGTTTCCAATGATCAAATAAGTCCCCTGCATGAAGGATTGGGCAATAATACTTTTCTTGAAGAGCATAAATAAAATCAACCTTTTCCCATTGTGCAGTCCAGTAATCATCAATACGACCTATTGGAATATCTTCACGTAGATGCCAATCAGAAGTTAAAATTGCTGTTGGATGTTTTCTTCTTCTTTCCATATCATTTTGGTTTTCCACATACTGGACAAATACTACCTGCTGGAAAAGCTTCTTCAAACTCCCGTTCTAATCTTTTCAGATTTTCATCTGCTATCATTAATTCCTTTTGATTAAAATTTATCTTATTTATCATATTAGAAAGTCGTACTTGATCCTTACTTAATGCTTCTCTGTTATTATACAATTCAAGAAGTTCATTTACTAAGGGTTCTGTAGTCAGAATTGCGGATTGTTCTTTCAATGCTTCTTCAACATCTGAAATATTATTTTTTAAACCTGTCAGTTTAATTCCTTGTTGTCTTAATGCTTCTCTGTCTTCGTACATAGAAAGAAGCTCCATGACTAAAGGTTCAATAGTTAGTATAGCTTTTTCTTGTTCAATCTCTGCATCTACCCTTTCTATCTTGTCATTTAATTCCTGAAGTTCAGAAACGTTTTCTTGTAAACATAGTAATTCAGTACAAGTTTCTTCTAATTCTTCTACACCTTTTTGAAATTCTGGAAGATAATCAAATGCTGCAATTGCTTGTGTTGTATCCTCGATTTGTTTTATCAATCCCGTTGCTGGTTTGTCTTTCTTGGCAGGTACACCAATCGTTGAATTTATTTGTGAGATCCAACTGTTGACATTACTTGTTCCTCGGTCAATCTTATCTAACCTGGCAACTTTATTGTAATGGCTTGCTACTTCTCCCGCAGATAAGCTGAGTAAGAAATGAGATTCAAATTGTGTCTTTAAATTAATCTCATTCATATTCAGAGCTTTCACAACTTCTTCAGGTACTGAAGTTCCAAAAGCATGAAAAACCATATCGTTTAACTTATATTCTTCTTGCTTTCCTGTACTGCGGACGATTGTATCTGTGTCTGTTTTGATTTCAATAGAAGAGTCTTCTCCATCATTTACTTCGGGCCAAGACACAAAATCATTTCCAAGAGGTCGATTGGTTATTGCTTTCTTCAGTGATCGGATAACTGCAGTTTTACCTGAGTCCGTAGCTCCTACAATGATATTCACTCCCGGAACGAATTCAAAGAGTGAATCTTGATGGCTTTCAAAGTTGTGAAGTCTTACTGATTGTATCATATCTTATTATACAATTTATTTCTTTGTTCTGCGGCAGTATTCTGCGATCAAAACTGAATCTGCGTTTACTACCGTCAATTTAGGAAATAGGCGATGAGCTACACTGTCTGCTGCTCTTTTTAATTCTTCCTTCACAAGTCCTGACGGCAGTAATGCCTTTTGCCATTCACGACTGTCAAGGAATTGATAAGGTATTTGTAATGCTTCTAACAGTATTTCAGTAGCTTCCACACAACGTATAGCTGACACTGAGGCTTTAAATCTTCCGGGATTTACCATTGGGCGTTCTATCATACAGAATGGATTCTGATATCCTGCTAAAACATCGGTTAAAGCTTTAAAATCTATTCGGTTGATAAAAGCTTTTGCTTTCGTATAATTCAGACAATTTTTAATTGGTGTCTTTACATGAATAAGTACTGTTCCATCATCAGACAAAATTGTTATGCCCCCAGATACTCCATTGTCTATACCTATATAGGTTTTAGTGTTGATCGTTCTCTCCATCATTCTGTTTCTTTATCAGTGCTACATATTGCCTGCCGGGTTCATTTAAGTATTCTACCCACCATTGTTCTATTTTTGGTGTAGGATGACTGACTTGTTTAATTAATCGTGCCTGATCTATCGGATGCGTACATCCAATAGGATCACCAAACACCATAATAACATCTCCAGGTTTCATTAGCGTTTTGGTTTTCGTTCTACTTCAAATTTACTTTCGATGTCTTCCCAAAGTTCTATAACTTCTTTTTGTAATCGAAATTCAAGTTTATCTGCTTCAATCATTTTTATAGCTGTTTCCATACTATTTGATAGGTCAGTATTCTCAAATGTATAAACTTTTGCTCCTGTATTTTCTTTCATAAATTGCAGGTTGGCTCGAATATCATCTATACCATAATCAAACAAGATTGTTACTGGAGCTGTATGAAAAGGTTTCCAAATAGAACTTTTATGGACCTCTACCAATACTTCTACTCCTACGACCCTTACGACTTCTTTTCCGGCTATTTTAAGTTTACTCTTTATCTTTTCCGGTTTCGCAAAACGAAGGCGTAAACTGGAGTAAAAGCCGATTGATTCGCCCCCAGGGGTTGTATACTTCTGTCCGTAAGGCCCAGCGTCCATATTCACCCGAACTTGGTTAGAACAAACCATCAAATAGTTCTTATCTTTGATAATGCGACAAGTTTTACGAAGTTCTTCTGAAAATTCCTTTGCTCGGCGCATTCCCATCTTGTCTCCGTCCTCAGCGTCCATTTCCATTTTTGTACTTAAAGCAGCAAGAGAATCTGCAAATACACCATGTATAACTTTCTTTCCATCAGGTTCCCATGCACGAACCGCCTTGAATACTTGTGGAACAGTATCAGGATTTGAGTAATTCTCATCCTTGATGTCCAGACCAAACATTTTAGCAAACTGTTTATTCAAGCGGGCTTCGGGATCGTGGAACATAACTTCTCCACCCTGTCTTTGCACAGCTCCTGCAATTTCGCTAAGGAGAACTGTTTTTCCGCTACCACTTGGACCGAAAGCTTCAACCAAAATTCCCCCTGGTAGACCACCTCCTCTGACTCTTCCTCCCGATATGGCAAGATCGAGTAGCGTTGATCCTGTACTGATAATTGTTCCAAAATCTCCATCATATTCTGTTGTTTTTTTTATCTTATCTTTTACTGCTACAACTCGACGACGCATTTGCTCACTTAACAGTATAACAGGTTTTATCGTTCTTTCCATCAGTTCAGTTCGTTTATGATTGTTTCAATATAAACGTTTTCAAAACCTTTACTTGTCAACTCTTGACGAAGACTACGTTTATAGATGAATAAATCGTAAGAAGGATTTATAGATTTTTCTAATTTCCATTGAAGTTGCACTTTGTGAATGATCTCTTGTAATAAGCTTTCGTAAGGATCTACTACTTTTTGTTGTTGTACCCAATCTTCTATTAATTTCTTTATGATAGATGTTTTCGTAATTCCTTTAGCTGTTGTATATACAAGAAGATACTGTTGAATCCATAAGGGCACGAATGCCCCTATGAGTTTCAACGGATCTTTTCCTTTTGGTTTCAATACAGACATTTTAAGCTTTTTTCTGTTTCAAATTTTCTTCATCACAATCGTCCCAGATCTTACAGTCGTCGCAGTCTTTGAATTTAGAAGTGTCTTTTCCAAATACATGACCGAATGGACACTTGTCTTTACCGGTAGAAGCTTTCTTCTCAGGTTCTTTCTTTGTTTCTTTCTCAGCCGATGGAACACGTTTTGCTTTTGGCATTTCAATATCCAATTCCGTGGCAATAGCTTTTCTCAAATCGTCATCTTCATCATACTTATCCGGATCCAGTTCGAGTTTATTGTCATCACAGAACCGAGTTAATTTACGACCGGACAACGTTAAAAGATCTTCCCAAGATGGACCTTCAGGTTCTTTTTCTTCTTCCTTGAGTTCTTCTTTTTTGTCATGCTTGGCAAGATTACTTGGTTTCCTGCCAGCCATTTTACGAGTATGAGTATCTTCTGCTTCGTCTTCTTCTTTTTCAACATGATGTGCAGCAAGTGGATTCTTTTTCCGATCAGTAGAACGTTCTTCGTCAGGCTCCTCATCTTTTACTTCTTTTAAATGTCCGGTATCTGTGTCATCTTCCATTTCAAAGAATTTTGTAGATAGTTCTTCATAAGAAAGAACTTTCAGTACTTCATCTAAGTTAGGAACTTTCTCCAGAACACTTTCATCATACTGATCTTTACGATCGTCAAAATCAATTCTATTGGCTTTTGGGAATGGTTTACTGCCTGAGAATGTAGTTGATTCAAATCGAACATCTAATGTCTTGCCTTCTTCTAAATCAGGAAACCGGCGGTTTTCTTCTCTTTCATCCAAGTCAGCATTCAACTGTTTTTGAAACATTGCCTGAGAAATATCCATGATGTGGATTTCAACCTCATGTTTCTTACTGTTCAGTGGAACAACAATATAAAGGTTTCGCAGGGAAGGTTTCAAGGCATCTGTAACTTCACGCTCTGCTCCTTCTTTCAACAGTTTTGCCCGATACTCACATATAGGACATTTCTTCCCTATGGATGTGAGACAAATAACTGAATCCTGTTCTACACCTATCCCGCGATGAGATTTGTAAGGATGTTTATACCATAAGGTGCCTGGCATTGCAATCTCAGTCTCAGGATCCCGGTCCATGTGTCTTGGATCTGTAACTTCATATGGAAGGAAATCAAGTTTCACTCTTCCTTCAGGTTCAGGATTGAACATCTTTACATCCTTTGGTAACATAATGTAACTGGATGATGAAGTGTCCCGTTTTTGTTTTTGCGTGTTCTTAGCAATTTTCTTGTCCCAAATACTACTTTTCTTTGTTGCCATAATCTTCTTTTTTTGATTTAGTTATTTTATCAGTAAAATGTTTCTCAATTACTTCTAACCAGGCTACCATTACAATTTTACTTAGAAAGTACACTACAATGATTATGCCTATGATTATTCCAATTACTTTGAATATATTATACAAAAGGTTCATGTGGTTGCTGGATTTTTACGTTTCATTACACCTACCTGATTATTTGCTTTCTTTTGTTTCTCTTGTCGTTCCCATGCAAGATCCCGGGGCACTTTTGGACCTGCAAAATAAGATTGTCCATGTAAACGAACCATATTTTCTAAAGCGTCTTTACGTTGAGCAAACGATTGAATAGCTCCAGTAGCCATATCTGCTTCATACTTAGCATCTAACCATGTTTGGTATGATTCTTTATATGTAGCATCTGTAAGAATTGCAGAAGTAATAGCTCCTTCTGTAACTTTAACGATTCCATACTTATCAGGATTATCACGAATAGCCCGATCTGTTTCTGCTTTACAGATATCCAGATTTTGTTTAGCTTCATCTAAGTCACGTCTTGCTTGTGCAGAATGTCTAGCATATTTCATAAAAAGAGCTGGTTGATTCAGCCATTCCAAATCTAAACTTTGCTCATCAATTTTAATGTCAAGTTCGTAGTCCATTATTCAAAAGGTATTAGTTTTTTGGTTAATTCTTTTAATCTGATTACTTCATCTTCTAACCATTCAATATAGTCGGCTTCGTCAATAGGATATTCTCCATGTGCATTTAAGTATTCTAATTTCAAATCTGTGATTGAAATTGTTGAGTTCCTTCTTTTTATATATTTGTAGAATATATTATTCATTATAATTTTACATCTAATGTTTCTATCATTTCATCTCTTTGTTTTGTAGATAAAAATTCAAATACTTCACAATCCACCCGAACAGATCTGGATGCAGTAAAATATACACTCAATTGTTTTTCTCCTTTAGGTTGATACCTTTTAATGGTATTTTTATGAAGCCTAACATTCTGAATAAGAATAAAATTTGTCATATCATTTTCTTTTTAGATAAACACTATAGCATGCATAAGTCAACTGTGGAAAACCACTGTCGTAAAAAGGATTTATAAATTCTTCTAAGATCAGATGACAAATAGGTTCATCTTTTCCATTCAACAGTACTGTTTGACAATATCCAAGTACCACCCGACGAATGCCTTCAGCGTCCTGGTCTTTCAATCCTGATAGTATCTTTGCAACAGACTTCCAAGGGGCATTTCCCAGAAGAGCTCGACAGAGTTCAATCGACTGAGACTGTTCTGCTGCAGTTTGTTTAGCTATTTCTAGTCTTCGATCTTCTGGTACACGTAAGACCTGTTCTAATATTTGAAGTGCATTCCGGGGATGTCCTAAACTGTCTTGAGTGATCTGATCATATATGTCTTTTGATACCTGTTCTCCTTCTTCTCTCACAACTCTTCGGAGGAGAGCGTGCATTTGAATTTCATTCAGTGGTTTCGTTTGAAATTGTGTGCAACGTCCTTTTATTGTAGGTAAAAGCTTTTGTGGATCCGTTGTGCAGAGAATAAAGAAAACATGACGGGGAGTGTCTTCAAGTATTTTTAACAAAGCATTTCCGGCATCCCCTGTAATTTTATGGACCTCATCCAATATCCAAACTCTGTATGGACTTTCCATAGGCATAAATGAACTACTCTTTATAATATCCCTTATAGTATCAATACCACGAAAGTCAGCAGAATTGATTTCTCGAAGGTCATTTCCTTTTACTCCAAGACGGGTTGCTACAATTCTTGCTAGTGTTGTCTTCCCCGTACCTGTTGGACCATGGAACAAGAAAACGTGGGGACAAGTATCTAACTTCTGTAACATTCCTTCTAAGGCAAGAACAATATCAGCGTTACCACGAATGTCTTCTAATGTTATAGGTCGGTATTTTAAGTATAAACTCATTTTTTTATTTTTTTACATGCTTTAAGTGCCCAATTTCTCATACCTAGAAAAGAAGGAGATGGATATATTGTAGTAGCTCTGTCTTTTCCTTCAATAAGAGTATACTCGTATCCATCTTTTTTTAATTTCATAGTTGTTCTTTTATCTTTCTTTTTGCTTTTCATTTCCTATATATTATACAATAAAAAGTCAGATTTTCAATTTGGTTTTCTGTGCCCAGGATTCATCAACTGCACTTGCTTCAAAATCTATATCCATAGGTACGATGATCCAATTCCAAGCAGCAGGAAGTTCTTCACAAACTACTCTTTTTATAGTTTTAACAACATCAGTCAATTCATCTGGGGCAATATCCCATATCATAGAATCGTGGATTTGCCCTATCAATTTTGAATCCCAATGCTCAGCTGTCATAATATCTGTTAAACGAGTGAACGCCCATAACAAGCAGTGAAAAGCGGCTCCCTGCACAGGATAATTAATAGTTTGCTTTCGGTCCATTACGCCTGAGCAACGAAAGCCTGTCAAAAGGTCTACATATCCATATTTTTTATAAACATTCCACCAACGATCTTTCCAATCAGCATAGTCAGCAAATCGTTTGCCCCAGAAGTCTGCTTCAATCTTTTTTATATGTTCCGTAAAAGAGTCAAAAGATGTAATTCCTTTTGCAATCAAATGATCTCCCAGTGTGAATTGTTCAGTGTCTAGGGGTACACCTTGACCGCGTGTCCATTTCCCTTGAGGCAACTTCCCCCATATACAAGCTAAACCAACAGCACAATTCTTATAATAATCTCCATAAAACTCAGGGAAGACAAATCCATTTTTAGCAGCTTGCCTTAACAAATAATGTTCAGGTATAGACTTGTTAAATTTGTCAATTATAAAGATTTGTTTTGCCATATCGGCGTGCATGTCAGATTTAGGATCCTTCATATATTTTATCATCGTAGGATCCTTGTGATAACAATTTTTTACAATCACTCCTGCTGATAAGGCATAGTTATGAAATTCTTCAACATTGATATTATATACATCTTCATACCCATAGAACTCAATAGATTTTACTTTATGATTATATGTTTCTTTATATTCTTTAATAAAAATATTATGTTTATATTTTAAATGTGTATTTGTAAGTGTTGTAAAAAATTTACCACAAATTTTACATTCAGTTTTTTCTTCATTCTTTTTTATATTTTCCCAGTATTTATATCTACTTTGACTTTGTTTTTCTATTGCTTCTTCAGTAAATGTACGACCAAGCAATTTTTCTCGAATTCGTTGTTTTGTTATTTCACTTGTATGAAATATACCTGTTTGTCCTTTATTATGTGCAGGTTGTCCTTTTCTACTTTTTGAAATTTTAGCAACCCTTGGATCTGTATCTTTAGTAAGTCCTTTACTCCAACCTTGCAAATTACGTGCAGATGCTGGTCTGTTAAGCCAACCTTGTATACTATGAAGTCTTGTATGTTCGTTTCTTGTTATGATTTTTATATTACTCAATGAATTATCTCTTCCTTCTTTATTTTCATGATGTACTACTTTGTTACTTTTTTTATCAACTATACTGTTTAATACATCTTGTGCAATTAATTTATGTGCAGAGATTGTTTGTCCATTATTTAAATAAACATATTCATATGTAATACCATAATTACTTTTTCTATCTTTCTTATAAAAAGGCATTAAACTATCATTTACTTGTAATTCTTGTAAAGGTAGGTAAGTACCGTTACGTAACATAAAATGATGATCAAGTGTTGCTTTTATAATTTGATCATTATCTAACATAACTGCCCAAACCTCCGTCTGTTTTCTTGTAATTCCTCCGTCTGTTACTTTTGATACACCTATACGTTTTTGGGTTTCATTATAACCATAGATATATACTTCTTCTTTATTTTGAATTCGTTCTATTACTTTTTTAATTGTTTGTGAACCATCAATTGTCTCTAATTGAGTATCATCTGTTACACATGCAGCAACTTTAACCTCAGTTGAACTAAGATCTGCTTCTAACAGTATATGCCCAGGACGTGGAAACAATGCACGTCGACAAATTTGCATAGACTCTTCATCCCGCCTGGGTATATTTTGGAAATTGGGACGGTCCGATGAACTTCTGAAGGTCTGTACCATATGAAGGTTGAAAAATGGATGAATATATCCATCTACTTGTTCTCTGTAAAAGGCATCAAGGTATGTATCCCGGACCTTTTTTAGTTTCTTCATCTCCAGCAGTACATTCAATTCCGGAATGTTCATTTGCTTAAGAGCTTCGTCATCCGTAGACCCTTGACCTGATGCAGTTTCCCGTTCAACCTTTATCTTTTTTATGTCATATAGAAAATATGCCAGTTGTGTTCCGGAGTATATATTTATCTTGCCTCGTACCGTATGTTCCCAATGAGCATAGAACTTTGTCTGTTTAAATTCTTCTTCCAGGACTTCTATTCGTTTTGTTAATTGTCGCTTTTTTCGTTCAACATATACAGTGTCTACACGAATGCCTGCTTGTTCTGCCTTAGCCAGAGCGAGTACACCTTTATGAAGAAGGTCGTAAGCGTCTTGTGTTCTGGGATTGATATTCATTCTTCAATTAGATTTAAAAATTCTGACCACCCTTTTGGATTTACCATAATGTTAAATCTTCCATCAGGTAATTCAAACCAAACATCGTTCATTATCCTCTTCATAGCATCTATGTTTTCATACTCTCTTTCCATTATGAGAAGTATCCAAAGGTCAGAATAACCATACTTTGTCCAAAACCATTTAAATGTATTACAAGTTTTATCAAATAATTGTAACCACTCTTGTTTTTCTTCTGTTGTCAT